ACATCATAAGGCAAGAACTCAAAATCAGATGCTTGGTCTGATCCATCATTAATTTCAAGCTGCATACCTGTAAATTGTATACTATCTGTATCACCTGCTAAATTAGATATACCTGCCGCTCTATTTCCATTTACTCTTGCTGCCCATCCTGTAGGTAATGTTCCACTTGTAAATGTTGAACCAGCTGCTAACCAAAAAACAATTGACAAACTGTTTCCATTATCATTACCTAAAGTACCTGTAGTGTCTGCATCTATTAAAACTGTTTTCTTTTCCCAAGTATCTGCAGCATCTACACTTATTAATTTTACAAAATGTCTAGTATTATCTACATCATCTATCTCGCATGTAAAATTACCAGTTGTAGAACTCTTAACCCAAAAACTTAATACTAATTCTTTTGCATTAGAAGTACCTTTCATTAAATTTTGTAGCATCTGACCTTCAAGTGCCTGTGTAAATAAAACATAGTCACCAGAATCTAAAGAGCTGTCAGCGGAAGTACAATCTAATTTTATAGAATTTACTAATCCTGTGTTTGATGGTGCATCTGTCTCTTGTGTAATATCCCAAGTTCCAGCATTGTTTATTGTAGTTTTAAATCTATCAACTCCGTAAGCACTTACTGAAGCACCAGATTTTCCTGTTTGATCTCCACGTTGAGAAATTGACATATCTCCGTTTATCAAATAATTTCTGAAATTAACATTATTCGCAATATTCGCTTGCGGTAATTGATTCTCGATTTGATTTGCTGCGTCTACTTTACTTACTGCCATAATTAACTTCCTATCCTATATGCACCGAAATAAGTTCTTCTATCTGTAGCCGCTCTTGCAACTGGTGAACCAGAACCTACATCAATATAAGCATCTATTCTTATGTTATCTGTTGAACCATTTAAGTCTAACACACCACTAACAAAGTTTTGTTGTCCAAAAACAGGATTACCTTGATTTTCATTTACAGATGAATTTGCATAAGTAGTGTCATTTAACATTATTTGAATTAATGAGGAATTTACTTGACTAGAAGTACTGTTTCTAAGCTGACAACCTGCATATATAAAATATTTACCTGCTACTGTAGGTGTAAAAATACCTGTTGAAGTATCATAACAATTATCTGTATCAAATCTTTCAGTGTCAAAAATTAAAGTTGATGTAACTTGGTCAGTCATAGATTGGTCTGATGTAAGAATTGCCTCAAATGCTGGATAGTTAATCTTCTGCGTGGTCAACGCACCATCATTATTGGCAGTGAGAATCTCTCTGCCGTTAAAGTCTGCGTAGGTATTGGATTTAATGATTGATGCCATTAGTCTAGGATCTCCATTGCTGTAAACATTGTTGGACTATCGTTAGAAGTATCATTACCTCTACGACCTATATACATTGTGCTATTATTTACAGATGCATATATATTATATGTTACTGCATCCGTTGTAGCAGGTGAGTCTAAGTATTCCATAGCAAAAGTTTGTGTACTATAAAGAAAACCACTTTCTACGTTTGTCATATCAGCATGTGCATTAACTCCTGATGGAACTAAACTTGTTGTACCTCTGTAAAATGCAAATTTTTCTTGTCTTCTGTTTGATACATTTAAACTAAAAATACCATAACATCTTAAAAGTATTTTACTTGTAGTTGTGCTTGGAGTTATGCTTAATGAAATACCTGTAGCCGCTAAAGATGTAGATGTTATTGTTCTATTTGTTACATCTACTGACTGAACAACTTGACCAATCTTACCAAACCCAGAAGTCTTTGCACCTGAAGTAAGCGCAATAGTATCACCAGAGTTACCAATGGTTAATGTACCGTTGTCCGCTATGGGTTCTATATTTGTAACTTTAACTGTTCCCATGTTATGCTCCTAACCTGTATGCGCCGAAATATGTTGCATCTGTTAGAATTTCAACACCTGTACTTGAAAGATTTTGTGCATAAACTTTTCCATAAAATTCTAGATAATCAGTAGAACCATTTAATTCTATAACTGCACTCGCAGAAAAAGCTGGCGCTCTTAATTCATTTGGGTCAGTATCATCTGAATTATAATTCCTTACTAATGTTCCATTTTTATAGGGTGCAATAACCATAAATCTAACACCATCAGGATCACTACCACCAGCAAAACCTCTTAACCCAAAATAACAATAATATTTTCCAGCTACTTGTGGTGTAAATCTATAATTTGTTGCATTATCATAATATCCATCTGTGTCAAAAATTTCATCAGCACATTGAACTTTTGTTGTTGTATTATGACTTACACTTTGATTTGAACTAAGTCTAGCTTCAAAAGCTGGATAGTTTTGACCAGTTATTCCACTAAATTTTGCACCTGTTGCAGTTGTAATAGTTTCACCTGATGTACCCAAAGTAATTGTCCCACTACCTTGTGAAGATTGATGTTTAATATTATCTACAAATAAATCACTCATTATACGATCGTCAATGTCCCTTCTACTGTTACCGTCCCCGTAAAGTCTACTGGGCCACATACCATCATATTATCTGCAGAGTCTACCGTAATGTCTGATGATATCGTTGCTTTGTTTTCATATCCACCGTTGATGGATTTAATCATTCCAAACTCAATTGAATTTTGTCCTGGCTCAGTGGTACCCACTGATTTACCTTGGAAGACCACATAAATATTATTCGTACCTGATGCAGGTGCTGATGTGAAAGTTAATGTGGTACCGCCTGAAACATTGTATGCGGTAAACGGATCCTGACGCACGTTTCCGATGAAGACTTCAATTTCTGCTGTGACGGATACCGATTGTGCTAAAGTAAATACCGTAGTCGATCCATCGCCGGAAAACTGTTCGGAGTTCATTGTGATGAGGTTAGTTCTTGGTCTATTTCCTAAATATGCCATCTAATCCTCCTATGCGCTAATTGTATCAACCACACCTACCACACAATCGACTGAGTCTGTGGTATCTGATTTTACAAATAATTCATCTCCAGTTTTCATGATGATTTTAGAACCACCATCAATTAATTCAATAGAACCACCGGTAATAATTGGAACCGATTTAATAATATAATAATCTGTGGAACCATTTCTCACGAAACAATCTGCGTTGACCGTGGATCCAACTGTGTTTGCTAATCGAATTGAAATAACACAATCTGTTGAATTAGCGGTTACTACCGAAGTAGAAGTTCCGGCAGAAGTTCCTCCGATGTCTTTTGCTAAAAATCTGTTAAAATTTTGTGCCATAATATTTCCTTATATCAGAGAGCTATTGACATAGCAACGGCAAAGCCATTACTTGCTGCTCCCACTGCGTTTCCATCCGCATCTAAATATACTCCTCTGCCCGCTGGCTGAGTACAAAATACATCTTTCGTGCCCGCTGAAAAATTAACTAAGTTATCTGAGTTACTGCTAGAATAAACAGTGGTTCTTGAAAGTGTATCTGGAGTCGCGTCTGTGACAGTTCCTAAACCCACTTCAAACTCACCAGTGCCTGCATTCACAATTGCATAGTAAGTTGTATTACCGGTTCCAATACCAGCAACAAAACCTTCAAAGTCTTGTACAGCACCCGCTAAATTAATCGTGCCTGTACCAGTTGAAGTGCTGGTCTCTTTGACTCTGTCGTTAAGGACAAGCGCCATTTACTCCTCCTAGCTTATTCTTAATATTGCTGCTGCAGTTGTGAAAGCTGGGAATTGAATTGTAAATGTTCCGTCTGTTGCAGTTTTGTCTGCTCCAAAATCTAATACCGCTACAGCTGCATTGGTTGCAGTTGATGAAGTGTTGTAAATTAGAGCACCTCTTGCTGTAATTGTCACTCCAGTAAATGATAAATCAGCATAATCCACAATCGCTACACCTGATGCAACTGAAGTTCCGTTATTAACTAATGTTCCACCACCGGCTGAATATTGGCCTGATGCAGAAACTTCGTTATCAGTTGTGTATGAAGTTGTAGCAGAAGTTAAAGTTGCTGTTGAAGTGTACATAGCAAGTTTGAAAACATCACCACCCGAGCTTTTAAAATCATGATCACCGTCTAGTAATTGTTTTTTAAAACTATTTGGTATTGATTGTGTAATTGCCATTTTATTCTCCTTGTTTACTTAATCGAGGAACACCCTCTTGATACTCATCTCGTCTTCTTCTACCGGTTTGTTCTATTAAGAACGCCTGAGATGCTTGCTGATATTTTTGTTCATAATACTGAAGCATATCCTGAGGTCCTTTTAAGAAACCATAGGCTTCTACAAGACAAGCATACAAAAGACCATTTGGAAATTCATCGCCTAAGTATGTTGTAGTATTACTACTCGATAATCCTTCTGGTTTCAAGATATAATTTAACTGAATTGTGTATGTTGAATCAGGGGTCGGGGCCAAAGCAATGGTATTTTGATCCCAATTTGCATAGTATTTTGGTCTTGCATTTGTCACAGATCCATCGTTATATTCTGAAATAAAGCTCGTATCTCTTTTTTCTAAGAAGTGTCTGACATTAGAATCAATGATTTGTGCTGATCTGATGACTAATAAATCAGCTGGAGTATTGATATATCTCTGTCCAGATACCAAAGTAGATGTTGAATATTTTCTGTTATTGTCAGAATCGACATCTCTTAAAATTCTAAACTCTGCATCTTGAATAAAACCATCAATAATCGTTTGTGTTAAAACGTTATCTCCGACTTCCGTATAATCTCTAATTTTTGTTGTTAGTTCACTATAATTCATGGTGTTAATGTAACCGGTCCAGCTGTTACTGTAGGGCCTCCTGCATTTTCTGTTATATCAGCGTTTGTTGATAAATCAAACGTAAATGTATTTGCGGTTACCGAAGCAATTGTAAATCCAGTAGATGTTTCATAAGTAGTAAAAGCAAGTCCTCCAGGTGATCCACCTACATTTCTAAGTACGACGGTATCTGATACAGATCTACCATGATTGATTTCTGTAATGGTTACAGTTGAAGATCCAGATGTTGTAAAGATTGGATTGTTACCTAACATCGCTTGAGTTGCAGGTTCTGTTCTTGCAGGTCTAGCATTAGACAGACCTTGTGCATCTGCTGTATGAGTTTTTGGTTCTAATTGTGGATGCTTTGCTTCAAATTCAGAAATATGTACGAATGAACCATTCCATTCTCTAACCATTTCTTTGTAAGGAAACTCTTGTCCACTTCTATCTGATATGGCTTTTGCGTATTTTCCTTTTGATAGATTAGACACTTGGGTAATATGTTTTTGGGGTTATGAAGGAACTACTAGAAGAACCATCTTCTTCTAAAGCTCTCTTCAGTTCATCTTCATAATACAACTTCATTTCTTGTGATCTTTGCGGAGCTTTTTTCTGAGATAAGTAGAAAGCAAGACCAGCCACCATGCAGGGCACAAAACGATAAGGCACATCGGCAACATTAGTATAAGCCCCAGCATCTTTAATACGTTTAACATAGTAGTAATTAATAAATTTCCCCGCTTCAGTTGAACCGGGAGTTAAATATAATGTGATAGTCACTTTGTCGATAAATCTTTGAACAAAATATTGAGTTGGTTGACCCGTAGAAGTTTTATTAGATAAAGCTTGATAAGCTGATCTATTAATTTTTGTTAAAGGAGTATCAACATTAGAAGCGTTTCTAAAAGATGCTTCCAGGATATCATCTACGCCATAAATAGCAGTTGCATCTGATGTCCCATCATCAGTTGATCTAAACATTGTATAAGTCGCTTGACCGTTTACTAATGTGATAGAATTATTTGCAACTTCCCAATAATGCAAACCTCGGTTTGCCCACTCTTGAAACATAATATTCAAAGATCTTCTAGCTGATTTTAAATCATATCCAGAATTAGTTTGAATACCAAGACGCTCGTAAGCTTCTTCTACTACTTCGTCTATAGAAAAAGTATTCTCAAAAGTATTTGTAGTTGCAATGGCCATTTAGACCTCCTAGTTACCATCAATAATGACAGTTACAGTTCCAGCTAAATCTGTAACGTTCATGCCATCTTTAAATAAAATTCCATCTTCTGGAAGATTAAAGGCAAAAACATCACCTGCTGGTGCATCTGCTTGGAAAGTATTTGTTCCTGCTGCACCGCCGTTCAATAAAGTTACACTTGCAACTTCAGTTACGTTTGGAGCTCCAAGAATAATACCTCTTAGTCTGCATCTGCCTGCAAATACAGCACCATCAGTATTTCTTCTGACTGCTTTTACATCTGATTTTGTTGACATAGATTTTTCTCCTTAATTAATAAGATTATTAATTTATATAGAAGTTTTAACAGGAGTGCAAGAACTCCTTGTAAGCGTTGCCGCTTTTTTCAAAGAGTTATATCCTTACCTAGCTAGCGTAGATGTGATTCTCGCCATCCCTAGGATTTCTAGGATTCTCTTGATTCTTTAAGATCAGTCTAATTGTAGTTTTGATCTGATCTCCAAGAGCTGACATTTCTGGTGTAATAAGTCCGCCATTTTTAAGATACAATTCGTTCCATCTAGACTCGAAGTGGATCTTCCTCGCGAACAACACCATGTTGTCGTTTGCCATCATCAACCTCCTCATAGGTTATGTAGAACTTGCTTTTACCATTATAGTTAAGCTTGTTCGGCTCCCATTTTATAGTGTTTTTTCCTAGATAGTCAATGATTTCTTTATGCACTTGTGGCATGGTAATCATCGAACTTTCTGTCTCTAAAATGAAACTGGTTTGATAAGGCTTTGTAAATATCTGTATCCTGTATTTTGATTTCATAGTTTTTCCTTTCTATCAAAAAGAAACGGGCCCATCAAGGGCCCGCTCCATTTAAAAAAGTGAGTAATAAGAATTACTTATTACGCAGCTCCTTCTACTCCAAAGATACCTCTGAAGTCAGATACACCGAAAGAATATCTCTCTCTTGCTTTGTATCTTACGTTACCAGTATCAAAGTCACCTTCCATTTTAGTTTGGATTGGCGATCTTTCGAAGTACTTCATACCATTCGGCACATCAGTGATGATGTAGAATGCATCTGTATCAGTTAAGAAGTTGTTCACCACATAACCTTGTGGAACCATTCCTTTTGATACTACAGCGTTCACATCGTTGCTGTTACCGCCTGTTTGCCCTGCAGATTTCATGATTCTTTCTGCAGTAAATTGAAGTTCTGAAGGAACAATCAATTTCATACCTCTAGCAGCGATTTTTAATCCTCTCTCGTCAGTCATTGCCGCGATGTCAATTAAACATTGCTCTAATGAAGTCTCAGAAAGGTCTGCTTGAGTAGTTAAAGTGTTCTTCACTGTACCAGAGATTGTTGGGTGAGCAGTGTTGAATAAAGAAACACCATCACCTGAATCAAAGTTATCAGTTGAAGGTAAACCTTGAATCAGTGGGTTTACAGCTTTAACTTGTTTTGTTTGTGCCATCGATCTAGCTAATGCTTTTGTATATCTAGACGCAAGTCTGTCATACAAGTTATCTTCGATAGCTTCTTCAGTTATTGAGAACGCTAAAGCAACAGTCTCGTGAGAGTATCTTGCTGTGTAAGTCTCTTGAGCATTGTCAAAAGAAACACCTGATCCCTCAGCTTTAACTTGTGCTTGACCGAAACCTGATAACATTACTTCTTCTTCAAACGCTCTGTCTGATGATTCAGTAGTGTAGATTTCAGCGTGCTGTCCTTCATACTGTTTATATTCCAGGCCGAATAGGGCATTCAAACCTGGCTCTAGTTCTTTAACTAGTTGTGATCTACTAATAGCCATATTTTTATCCTCCTATTCTATTAGATACCTGCTGTACCTTTAGCTAAGTTGTGCTCGTTAATGCCAACAACTAAATTTACATTTGCAGCAGCAACATCACTATTTTCTGGATCTTTTGAGATTCCAAGAATTGATAATGTTACATCAGCATCTGCAGTTACAGTTGCTTTGTTTAACTCCACTTTAGATACGAAGTTCGGTGAAGAACCCGCAGCATAAGTGATGTCACCATTTAAGAACACATCCGCTTGGTTTGCAGTTGAGTTACATTGTATTTCGAACCTTTGGTAAGGGTCGTCACTAACAAAGCCTACGATGTCAGTAGCTGTGTTTGAACCAGCTAAATGATTCGCGTAAGTTGGCTTGCCAGTTGATGCGTCAGTGAAGAAAACACCGTTTAGAGAACCTAAAATTGCTCCTCCAGCACCAGCTACTGTGATTGTACCAGTCGCCGCAGTTTTCACTGGGTCGTTTTGGTAAATCGCTGTTGCACTTGCAGCAATTGAGTATTCACTTAAACCGTTGTTATCAGCATTCTGACCCACTTTTCCGATCGGTCTTAGACCGAAAGCAGCGTCTTTATTTGCCATAGTTTTTTTTCTCCTTAGTTTAAGTTATTTGGGGTTGAATCGTTAAAAAATTAACTTTTCTTAGAACCA